TTGCGTCATTTGAGAACCTATCACAAACAGTTCTTCGGGTTGGGATCGACGGCAAAGTAGGTATTGGAACGGCGAGTCCCAATACGACGCTGGATGTTGCTGGCGACATATTTATTACAAAAGGCTCTAGCCCTTTATTTTGTACTGGGGATAATCAAATACTTCGTATTGGCGTAAACCAAGCGGAGAAAATGCGTATCGACACCAGCGGCAATGTAGGTATCAACACTTCTAACCCATCCGGCCTAGCATCTGTTGCAAAGTTGGTGATAGTTGGGGCCGATAACACCGCTGCAACACTGGCAGAAAGCAACACCAAGGCTGCTTTTGCGATTCAGCCAAGATCCGGTAGCGGGTGGGTGTTAAATGCAGGTATCGGTACTGGTGATAGTCCGTATCTGCAAGTTACCACTATTGGTGGTGGGGCGGCATCTAATGTGTTGTGCCTGAATCCTTTCGGAAGCAATGTAGGTATTGGGACGTTGAGTCCAGGGTACAAGCTCGATGTACTGGGGGGCATAAGAACAAGTTCGCTTTATATTACTCCTGCCGATAGTGGATATGAGTGGTGGGTAGGGTCGTTTACTGCGGTCGGACCTTTTCAAGTAACTCGGCGAAAAATTTCAGACGGTGGTTGGCTCAATCCAGTAACAGTTTCTGCGGGTGCGCCCAGCAATAGCTGGTATATCGACTCCAGCGGCAATGTAGGTATTGGAACGACGAGTCTTTATGCTAAATTTACTGTCTCCACGTCTGGTGAAAATTTTGAGTTCAGTCCTGGACTCGCTGGGGTGTGGGATGGTGGGGTGCTGGAGTATTTAAATCGCAACACCCTATCGACGAGGCCAAATCTTAATATGTTAACGCAGGGGGCTTTCAAGGTTTATACCGGAGGTGCCAATGAGCGCATGCGTATCCTCTCCACCGGGGAAGTTGGTATTGGAACTTCGAGTCCCCAAACTCTTCTAACCGTTGGTAGTTACTCTGCTGGCACAGGAGAGGCCACCACCAAAGGATATATACAAATTCAAGACCCAACGGAGTCTGCTTCTTTGGATGGGAACAGAGGTTTGGAGTTCAAGAATTCTCCTTCTGGATCTGGATACGGTTGGAAGATGGGTGGAGTTAGTGGTGTTAATTTTGCCATCGGCAACCGGCATAACTCCGCGACGTTCTCAGAGCGCATGCGTATCAACCCTAGCGGCTATGTTTTAATTGGATACACGACCTCCAACGGCGACTTTAAACTGCAAGTCAACAGTCAGATTTTCGCCACCAGCACTACAATCGAAACCTCTGACGGCCGCTATAAAGAAAACATCTCTCCGATTGGATCTGGCTTAGACGTGATCGGTAAGTTGAAACCAGTTTCCTTTAACTGGAAGCAACACGAGATTCATAATTTCGACACAGGCACCCAGGTTGGTTTTATCGCTCAGGATGTGCAGGAAGCACTTGCTGGTCAGCCCTATCTGGATTCGGTTGTAAAGCGCAACCAGACTGAACTGAAAGACGGGACCAAGGAAGAGTTCTATGGAATGTCCGACTCTAAGCTGATCCCGCTTCTGGTCAAGGCAATTCAGGAACTCAAAGCAGAGATTGACACTTTGAAAGCAAGGAATTAAACATGGCAATCGACCACGATTGGACAACACAACTGGCATATTATCCTGCTAACCCAACTGAACTTCCAGTCACAGACAACGTGGCTGCAATTGATCAGGTGCTGGCAGATCAAATAGAACAGAAGAAAAATCCACCCACTGTGGTCAAAACAGCACCCTGGCAGTAAATAAATATTAAAAAGGATAAAATTATGGCAATAACTTACACATGGAATTTTTCTGGTTTTAAAGTAAAACCTTTACAAAATAAACTTAAAGATGTTATTTCTTCATATGAATGGCGCAGAATTGCAACAGATTCACCATTCTCTGTTGACGTTTATGGATCTATTTCTTTACCAGATCCTAATCCAAAAGAATTTACAGAATACAACAAGTTAAAGAAATCAGATGTTGAAACTTGGACAATCAATCAACTTACAGAAGAAGTAGTTCAATCATATGATACTTCGCTTGCATCTTCTATTCAAAATTTAAAGAATCCACCTCTAGTCAATAAATCAGCACCTTGGGATGCTGTTCTTGAAGATATTGTTTCAGAAGATGTAAAAAATTAATTTACCATGTCAGAAATTTATGTAATAAATCCAGAAGAAAATATACCTGAAGTTACACCAGATACTTTATCGGATGTTGAACGAAACATAACACCAGCATTGGAAGAAACATTATCCGATACTGACATTTGCACTGCAAATAGTTCTGGTTTAATTTCACACATGTTATTAACAGCACAAAGTGGAGTAACCTTAACTGGTGGTTTTTTAACTTGTTCTTCTTCTGGAATTAAATTTTCTAATAATTCAATACAAACAACAGCAGCTCTTGGTTCTGATTATTTTGATTGGACTTTAAAAGATTCTAATTTTTCAGCAGAAGCTAAAAAGAAATATGTTATCTCTGGTAACAATTCATCCCCTTTAACACTTAAAATTCAATTACCTACTGGTTATGAAGGTGCTTCAATACAATTAGCGTGTTTAGTTAGTGGTTTTGTATTAGAAAAATTAGGTGATGATACAATTGAAGGCTCTTTAGCCCAGCACCGAATCATCAGTTCTACACAAGATGAATCACCAAATTATAATTATACAATCATCGCCAATAAAAAAGTAATTGTGTTGATTTTTAATTCTGGTGATTGGAAAATATATAACTAATTAATAATATAAATACTTTATATTAGGAGATTTTAATGTCAAGAAATGTTCATGACGGTTTAGTAACAAGAAAGGTTACGATTGCTTCCGGTGCTTCACTTTCTGGTGCAGTTGAACCTGATCAACTAGGAAATTTAATTGGTGTTATTGTTCCTTCTACTTGGTCAACCAATACAAATGGAACAAATCATGGTCTAGCTTTTAAAGGTTCAGTAGATGCTAATGTATCAACTATTTTAGTTGAATTTACTTATACAGCGTCACAAACCAATCCAAATGATATTATCTTTAATTCACAATATGGATTAAAGCAATCACAAATTACATTTTCCGGTGGTGCTGTAGCAAATGTTTTAAATGCAACAACAACAAACGGAACAGGTAGAATGCTTGTTGAAATGGTATCCGGTACGATTTCAACAACAAATACTGCAACTGGTGATTATAACACAGCAGTAACTATTACTGTAACAAGTGTTGCTCAAGCTGATAATTATTATGATGTTTATAATGAAAGTAATGCAAAGTTATCTTATCCAGTAACTTCATCAACATATGTTAATTTACCCTTTGGTGCATTAGCTGGTGTAAGATTCTTAAAATTAGTTTCGGTTAATTCTTCAGGTACAGCCTTAAATCAATCAACAACACAGGAATTCGTATTAGTATTTAGACGTTACATTTAATCATGAACAATATTTCGTATTACAAAGATCCCTCTGTTAAGGCAGCAGGAATCGTTGAAAATTATACTCAAGATCAGGTTCAAGAATATATTCGCTGTTCTCAAGATCCTATTTATTTTATTGAGAAATATATTCAAGTAAACACAATTGATAAGGGTCTTGTTCCTTTAAATCTAAGAACTTATCAAAAAAACATTGTGGAATCTGTTCATAATAATAGACATAGCGTAATTTTGAGTGGGCGTCAGAGTGGAAAATGCCTTTGCACAAATAGTATTATAAGCCTAAGAAACAAAAAAACAGGCGAAATTATAAAATGTACTATTGGGGACTTTTATGCAAAAACTAAAAACCAAGAATTGTCGCAATTGTGATGTTAGTTATACAGGACATCCTAATTCAAAATTTTGTTCTACTAATTGTTATGATCAAAACCTACTAAAAACAAAAATAAAACCAGATCCTACTAAAGTGTCTTGTAAAGTTTGTGGTATTTTTTCACATCAACTATCATCACACATTAAAACACACAATTTAACAGCAAAACAATATAAAAATATTTACAACAGTCCTCTTTGTTCACAAACTTACTTAGAAAATAGTTCTAAAAGAGTTGAAGGTGATAAAAATCCAGCGTATCAACGCAAAGTTCTGAGAAATTATTTTGGGAAATTGCTGATAAGTTAAATGATTTAACTAATATATATTTTGCAGAATCCAGAAAAAGTTATTAAAGAATGCTTAAATTATCTGACACAATAGAAAGAAAATTCATAGACACTATTGATATTTCTGATTGGGAAATTGAAACAGACACTGGTTTTCAATCAATTTCCCAGATTCATCAAACAATAGAATATGATGTTTGGTATTTAGAAACAGAAAATTATCTACATTTAGAATGTGCGGACGATCATATTTTGTTTGATGAAAATTTTTCTGAAGTTTTTATTAAAAATCTTGTTCCAAATGTTTCCTACATACAAACAAAATATGGTCCTAGTTTAGTTACAAAATGTTATGTAACTACTAGAAAAGAAAATATGTTTGATATTACTGTTGATTCCGATAATCACAGATTTTATTCAAATGATATTTTATCACATAATACCATTACGATTTCAAGCTATATATTGTGGTATGTTTTCTTTAATGCTGATAAAACAGTAGCAATTCTTGCAAACAAAGGTGTTGTTGCAAGAGAAATTCTTTCTAAAATTGTTACAGCCTACAAAACAATTCCATTTTTCCTACAACCTGGAGCAACAACTTTTAATAAAGGTTCTATTGAATTAGGAAACAATTCAAGAATTATTGCTTCATCCACATCATCTTCATCAATTCGCGGTTTCATGTGTAATTTTCTTTATCTTGACGAATTTGCGTTCGTTGAAGGTGCTGATGAATTTTTCACATCAACATTTCCCGTTGTTAGTTCTGGAACATCTTCTAAAGTTGTTATTTCTTCTACACCAAGAGGATTAAATTTATTTTATAGAATTTACAAAGACGCAACCGAAAAAAGAAATGAATTTTTTCCGATTGAAGTTCATTGGAGTGATGTTCCTGGAAGAGATCAAAAGTGGAAAGAACAAATGGTTTCCACTCTTACTGAATCTGGATTTCGTCAAGAATATGGAAATGAATTCTTAGGTTCAGCAGATACACTGATTAAATCTGAAACATTAAGATCTCTTAGATTTAATGATCCCCTACATGATAAAGATGGTTTTAGAGTATTCGAAGAACCAAAGAAAAATCAAAAATATTTTATGATGGTTGATGTTGCCAGAGGGGTTGGTAAAAATTACTCTGCTTTTATTATTGTAAATGTATCAGAAATACCTTATAAAGTTGTAGCTACATTTAAAAGAAATGATATTGTCCCAATGGCATATCCTACCGTTATTAGTAAAGCTGCAAGAAAATATAATGAAGCTCAAGTGTTAGTTGAAATTAATGACGTAGGTGGTCAGATTGTTGATATTTTATATCATGATCTAGAATATGAAAATATTCTTTCTGTAAATAATACAAACGATCAAATTCTAACAACAGGTTTATCTTCAGAAAAATTTAAACGTGGTATTAGAACTACTAGAACTACTAAAAGATTAGGTTGTTCTAACATGAAAACCTTGGTTGAAGGTCACAAAGTTGTTTTAAATGATTTTGAATTAATCAGCGAACTTTCAACTTTCGTTTTACATCCAGACGGTAAATATGGTGCTGAAGAAGGTTATAATGACGACTTAGCAATGTGTTTAGTGTTGTTTGGTTGGTTAGCTGCACAGAAAAATTTTTCTGAATATACAGATAATAGCATTCGAAAAGAACTAATAAAAGAAACTGAAGAAGTTGTTGATCGTGATTTATTACCAATTGGATTTTTTGGATCTTATGATGACGATAGTAAAATTGAGGGTGATCCAGACAACGATTTTTGGCAAAGTATTGGAAACTATAATAATTATTTCTGAAAATCTAGAAATTATAAATAAAATTGAAAGTCTAAATAGACTAAAATTTTAAGGAGATAAAAAACATGGCTTTTCGCATTTCCCCTGGAGTTAGCGTAAGTGAAATTGATCTCACAACCATTATACCGTCGGTTGGTTCGACTGGTGGAGGATTAGTTGGTGAGTTTCAGTGGGGACCAGTAGAAGTTGTAACACTGGTTGATAACGAAAAAACTTTTACAAATAAGTTTAGTTCACCAACCTCAAGCAGCGCAACTACATTTTTTCAAGGTTCCAATTTTCTATCATACAGTAACAATCTAAAAGTTGTTCGTGTTGTTCCATCAGCATCAAGAAATGCAACTTCTGATGGCAGTGGCGTTTTAATTAAAAATCTAGTTTCATACGAAGCAAATTATTCCACAGGAGAAGGTTCTGTCGGTCCTTGGGCAGCAAAATATCCAGGAACATTAGGAAATAGTTTGAAGGTTTCTATTTGCCCTGCTGGTACTGTTTTTGGACCAACAACACTAACTGGTGGTTCAAGTTTCGCCGTTGCTGCTAGTTCTACCACGGTTACTGCAACGGGTTCAGCATTTACAACAGAATTAGTTGTAGGTTCATTAATCACGATTAGTGGTGTTGAACGTTCTGTTACTGCTATTGGTTCAAACACATCACTAACTGTTGATGCTTCATTCTCATCTTCAGCAATTTCTTCTGCTTCAGCAACTGCTCGTTGGCAATATGCTAATCAATTTTCAACAGCACCCGGAACATCTGATTATGTTTTAGCAAGAGATGGTTCTAATGATGAAGTTCACGTTGTTGTGGTAGACGAAGATGGTGTTTGGACAGGAACAAAAGGAACAATTCTAGAAAAATTTGATTTCTTATCACTAGCATCAGATGCAAAAGATAGTGCTAATAACGTAATTTATTACGCTATTGCTATCTCTAGAAATTCAAATTATGTTTATTGGATGGATCATGCTGTTTCAGCAAGTCCTGCTTGGGGTTCTTCAGCTATAACTGATTTTACAGCAACAACAATTTCAAATGCTTCTGTATTAACAACTAGTTTATCTGGTGGTGTTGGTGGAGCACCAACCAATGCTGATCTATTAATTGGTTGGGATTTATTCAAAAACCCCGATGAAGTTGATATTTCATTTGCAATTTGTCCTCCTGTTGTTGGGTCAGCGGTTGGTTCAATTATTAGTACAGAATATGCTGTTGCAAATTATATAATTAACAATATTTGTGAATCAAGAAAGGATTGTATTGCTGTTGTTTCTCCTCGTTACGTGGATGTTGTTAATGCTTCAGATCCTACCACAAACGTTGTTGCTTACAGAAATGTTCTACAATCTTCTTCATATGCAATCATGGATTCTGGTTGGAAGTATCAGTATGATAAGTATAATGATACATTCCGTTGGATTCCACTAAATGGAGATATTGCTGGTTTATGTGTTAGAACAGATCTTGAGAGAGATGCGTGGTTCTCACCAGCAGGATTTAATCGTGGTACGGTTAAAAATGCAATCAAAGTTGCTTGGAATCCAACAGAAGCTCAACGTGATACACTATATCCAGTTGGTGTAAATCCTGTTGTTACATTCCCAGGACAAGGTGTTATTCTTTTCGGAGACAAAACATTACTAAAGAAGCCATCTGCTTTTGATAGAATTAATGTTCGTAGACTTTTCATTATTCTAGAAAAATCAATTTCAATTGCTTCCAAGTATACCTTGTTCGAATTAAACGACGAATTTACAAGAGCATCATTTATTAATTTAGTTGAACCATATCTAAGAGACATCCAGGGTCGTAGAGGAATCTTTGATTTCAGAGTTGTTTGTGACGCAACTAATAATACACCAGAAGTAATTGATCGTAACGAATTTGTTGGCGATATTTATATTAAACCTGCTCGTTCAATTAACTTCATTCAACTAAATTTCGTTGCTGTTCGCACAGGAGTGGCATTCGAAGAAATAGTTGGTAAGTTTTAATATAAATAGGATATAGGAGAAAAAAATATAAATGCCTTTCAATCTAACAGATTTTCGCTCTCAAATGGTTGGACAGGGCGCACGTCCTACCCTATTTGAAGTAACACTAAATTTTCCAACATTTGTTGCTAATGGAGCAAATGCTGGTAGAAAAGCAACTTTTATGTGTCAATCCGCAAATCTTCCAGGAAGTTCAGTTGGTTCAATCGAACTTAGCTATTTTGGAAGAAAAGTAAAGGTTCCGGGAGACAGAACATTTGATTCTTGGACAGTTACAATTATCAATGATGAAGACTTTGCTATTAGAAATTCTCTAGAAAACTGGATGAATTCTATTAATAGTCACGCTGGCAATCTTCGTATTCCGCAGACCAATGTAAACAATGGTTATGGTGCGAACTTACTAGTAAAGCAATATGGAAAAGTGGGAAATGTCTTAAAAGTAGTTAACTTTGTTGGTGCATTTCCCACAAACGTAAGTGCAATTGACCTAAGTTGGGAAACCAATAACTCAATTGAAACTTATACTTGTGAATTCCAGTATCAATGGTGGGAATCTGTTCCTTCTACGGATGGAACAACAAGTTCTATCGCTCGCAGAATTTAATTTATTTAGCTTGGGGGAGGCTTTTTTAGCCTCCCTATATACTAATATGCCAATTGAATTATTCGGTTTCCAAATAGGACGCAAGAAAAAAGAGGAGACTCCATCGTTCGCCATTCCAACGAACACAGATGGAGCAATGACTGTTTCTGCTGGTGGTATCACTGGCAGTTATATTGATTTAGATGGTAATGCAAAAAATGAAAACGATCTTATTAATCGTTATCGTGAAATGTCGTTTCATCCAGAAACAGAACAAGCAATTAATGATATTGTCAATGAATCTATTGTTGTAGAAGATAATAATTCACCAATTAAAATTGTAACAGATAACTTACCATACGACAATAAAACTAAAAAGATTATACAAACAGAATTTCAAAGCATTTTAAATATGCTTGACTTCACACAAAATTCTGTAGAAATTTTTCGTCGTTGGTATGTAGATGGTAGATTATATTTTCATAAAATTATTGATGTAACTAAGCCAGAAGAAGGCATTAAAGAACTACGTTACATTGACCCAAGAAATATCAGAAAAGTTAGAGAAATTCAAAAGAAAATTTCTCAGTATGGTGTTCCGTTAGTAGAAGTTTCAAATGAATATTATGTATATAATGATCGAGGTATTGTAAGTAACGCACCACAAAGTAACTACGGAATGAGAATTACACCAGATAGTATCTGCTATGTTCATTCTGGTCTTGTAGATAATACAAGAAACATGGTTTTAAGTCATTTACATAAGGCAATTAAACCATTAAATCAATTAAGAATGATGGAAGATGCACTAGTAATTTATAGACTGGTTCGTGCTCCAGAACGTAGAATTTTTTATATTGACGTTGGTACTTTACCGAAACTAAAAGCAGAACAATACATGAAGGATATCATGGGTCAATTTAGAAATAAATTGGTTTACGATCCTTCTACTGGTGAAATGCGTGACGATAAAAAGCATTATTCGATGTTGGAAGATTATTGGTTACCTAGAAGAGAAGGTGCTAGAGGCACAGAAATTTCTACTTTAGAGGGCGGCAAAAATCTTTCTGATATTGAAGATGTTAAGTATTTTCAAGAAAAACTATTTAAATCATTAAATGTACCTATCTCAAGAATGCAACAGGGAGAAGGTTTTAATCTTGGCCGTGCATCAGAAATTTCACGAGATGAATTAAAGTTTTTCAAATTCATTGAAAACTTACGTTCAAAATTCATCATGTTATTTGATGACTTACTTTTCACACAATTAGTTTTGAAAGGTTATATTTCAAAATCTGATTGGGGTAAGATTCGTCAAAACATTAAATATGAATTTGCAAGAGATTCTTATTTTACTGAGAACAAGAACATTGAAGTTCTTAGAGAAAGAATTCAGATTGCCCAAGATTTAGAACCATTTATTGGTAAATATTTCTCAAACCAATACATCAGAACACAAATATTTAAACAAGATGCACAAACTATTGAAATGATGGATAAGCAAATTCAAGAAGAAATTGATTCTGGTGACTTAGTAACACAAGATGGAGAAGTTGGTGATTCAGCCAATCAACCATCAAAAACCGCACCGTTCAAACAAAAGAAAGATGATTCTTCACATCCAGACAAAATTTTAGATATACCTGACATCATTAGAACAAGTGGTCCTGGTGGAGCATCAGGCATTAAAACTTACTAAATTATAAATATTAAAGGTCATTTATGAATAATAATTTTACACAACTCGCTTTAACCGGAAAAGCAACTGCTTTTCGGGATTTAGTGTACAACACCATACATGGTAAATTAAAAACAGCACTAGAAACAAGAAAAGCTGAAGTAGCTTCTTCATTATTCACAAATTCAGAGGAATAAAATGAAGTTAATTGTAGAAGAAATCAACGATATAAAATTTTTAACCGAAGAAACTGAAGGTAAAAAGAATTATTATGTTGAAGGTGTATTCTTAGAAGCCGAAAGAGAAAATAGAAATAAAAGAGTATATCCTCGTCACATCTTGGAAAGAGAAGTTATTAGATATACAAATGAAAATATTACAAAGAATCGTTCTTTTGGTGAGTTAGGTCACCCAGAAAATCCCCAGATCAATCTAGATAGAGTATCACATATTATCAAATCACTAAGACAAGAAGGCAATCAATTTATTGGTAAGGCTAAAATCTTAGATACTCCTTTTGGAAAAATTGTAAAAAATTTTATTGATGAGGGAGCGCAATTAGGTATGTCAACAAGAGGTATCGGTAGTATTAAACAAATGAGAGAATCAGCGGTTGTTCAGGATGATTATTATTTATCTACCGCTGGTGATATTGTTGCTGATCCTAGTTGTACTGCTGCATTTGTTCGTGGAATTATGGAGGGAAAAGAGTGGATTTATGATAATGGTATTTTCAAAGAGTCACAAATTTCAGAAATCAAAGATATTGTAGAAGATTCATTTTCAGTCAAAAAAACAGAAATTTCTGAGTCAATGAGATTAGATGCCTTCAATAAGTTCATGGAAAAGTTAACAAAAATTTAATTTTTATAAATAATTAAAAAAGGAGTTTTAAATGCCAAAAAGACTTGAAGAAGAAATCTTAAAAATGCTAAAACCTGTAACAGAGGAAACGCATGATTTAGGACCAGCAGTTGTAAGTCCAACAGATTCTCTACCTGATTATTCAAAAGGTATGTCAAAAATGCCTGTACCAACAGCAAAACCGTCTGTTGCATCAACAGAAACTGGTTCTATGAAATCTTCTAAAGAAGGTGATAATAGTACATCAGCAGCTAAATCAATTGAAATGAAGGGTGCTGCTGCTTCTGTTGTTAAAGAAGAAAAGAAAGAAGATCATGAAGATGAAGCTGAAGATAAAAAGCTTATCAAAAAAATGATGGACAAGAAAGAAAAAGAAGAAAAAATGAAGGAAGCCTGTTCTAAGTCTAAGAAAGAAGACAAAGACGAAGACGAAGACGAGGAAGAAAAAGAAGAAGAAATAAAGGAAGCCCATTCTAAGTCTAAGAAAGAAGACAAAGACGAAGACAAAGACGAAGACGAAGAAGAGGAAGACGAAGATAAGGAAATGAAAGAAGATGTTGAGGGTCTTCAAGAAACTCAAACATTTACCATTTCTTTCAAGAAAGGCACTTCTACCGTTAAAACTGCTGTTGTTACTGCTCTAGATAAGGGTGAAGCAAAACGCAAGGCTAATGAAATGAAGAAATCCACACCTTCACTAAGGGGAACTTCTTCAATAATCACTATGAAGGAAGAAAATTATTTTGATGTTTCTGATGTAAATCTATCTGAATTATTTGCTGATCAAACAGAACTTTCAGAAGAATTTAAAACAAAAGCATCAACAATTTTCGAATCAGCAGTAAATATGAAAGTAAATCAAAAAGTTGCTGAACTTAAAGAAGATTACAATAAGAAACTAACTGAAGCTACAAATCTAATTCAAGAGAAAGTAGAATCAACAGTTGATATGTATCTTTCTTACGTTGTTGAAAATTGGATTAAAGAAAACGAACTTGCTGTTGAAAATGGGCTAAAAAATGAGTTATTTGAAGATTTCTTATCTGGTCTAAAAGCTTTATTTGAAACACATAACGTTTCTATTCCACAAGAAAAAATTGATATTGCAGAAAAAGCTGTTTCTGAATTAGAAGAAGTTAATGATCAATTAGATACTCTAATGTCAGAAAATGCAAAATTACTAGATGAAGTTAATTCACTAAAGAAAAATAAAGTTGTATCGGAAGCTATTTCGGGTCTAACTTTAACCGATAGTGAATTACTAATCTCACTATCAAAATCTGTTGAATTTACTTCAGAAGAAGAATTTAGAAAAAAGCTAGACATTCTTCGTGAAGGTCATTGTAATAAAAAAGAAGTTTCTGAACCGAAAAAGTTAGTCATGGAAGATGTTGTTGAACCAGTGAAAGAAACTGAAGTTACAGTTGATAATTCAATGAAGCGTTATATGGATTCACTTTCAAGAATTTCTAAGTAAAATTTAGATTTTTATAAATATAAAAGAACCCTATCTCAAGGAGAAATAATACATGTATTTAACTGAAAACTTACAGAAAAAGTGGGCACCTGTTCTAGATCATCCTGATCTACCTAAGATCCAGGATAACTATCGTAGAGCAGTTACTGCACTAATTCTAGAAAATCAGGAATCTTCACTAAGACAAGAATCAAATATTCTTAATGAAGCTGCCCCAACAAACAACTATGGTGGTGGTAACATTGGTGCGTTTGATCCAATCTTAATCTCTCTAGTTCGCAGAACTCTTCCAAACCTAATGGCCTATGATGTTTGCGGCGTTCAGCCAATGACTGGTCCTACAGGACTAATCTTCGCCATGAAGTCTCGTTATACAAGCCAGACAGGTAACGAAGCTCTATTCCTAGAAGCTGATACCGACTTCTCTGGTCAGAATCCAGCCTCCCCAAATACTGGTCACTCCGGTACAGCACACGCTGGTTTATCACCATTTGATGCTACCTTCACCACTGGTGCTGGTCTAACTACAGCCCAAGCTGAAGCTCTAGGTACATCTTCTTCACCCGCTTTTAACGAAATGGCGTTTAGCATCGACAAGGTAACTGTTTCTGCTAAAACCCGTGCGCTAAAGGCAGAATATACGATGGAAATTGCACAAGATCTAAAAGCAGTTCATGGTCTTGATGCAGAAGGCGAACTAGCCAACATTCTATCAAATGAAATTCTAGCTGAAATTAACCGTGAAATCATCCGTACCCTATATTATATTGCTCGTGTCGGTGCTCAAGCCGGAACAGCAACTGCTGGAACATTTGACCTAGACGTTGACTCTAATGGTCGTTGGTCAGTTGAAAAGTTCAAGGGTCTATTATTCCAGGTTGAGCGTGAAGCTAATGCAATCGCCAAAGATACACGTAGAGGTAAGGGTAACTTTATCATCTGCTCTTCTGACGTTGCATCTGCTCTAGCTATGGCTGGTGTTCTAGATTACGCTCCTGCAATGAAGAGTGATCTAACTGTAGACGACACAGGTAATACCTTTGCTGGTATCCTAAATGGTCGCTATAAGGTTTATGTTGATCCGTACTTTATCTCCGGTCCAGCAACTGCTGCTGGTGGCGTACAAGGTACTACTCCTGCAACCACATCAGAACTACTGATGGTTGGTTATAAGGGTAGTTCTCCTTATGACGCTGGTTTCTTCTATTGTCCATACGTTCCACTACAAATGGTTCGTGCAGTAGATCCAAACAGCTTCCAGCCAAAAATTGCGTTCAAGACACGTTATGGCGTTGCGCCAAATCCGTTCTTTAATGCAGCTTATGCCAACAACGCAGCTCCATTTGCCTCTGCCGCAGCAATTGTTGCAGCTTCAAATGGTTACTACAGACTAGTCAAGGTCAACAACCTACTATAATCTTAGTAAAAAATAAACTAAAGGGGAGCCAAAAGCTCCCCTTTTTATTGTCTAAATATAGACTGGAGGTATATTATGCCAAGTACACTGGGTCCATTATATAAACAACCAGATAATATCAGTCTGTTATCTACATCAAGATTTAAATTAGATATTTCAAAATTAAATTCCGTTGATTATTTTTGTCAATCCGCTAATATTCCAGGTATTAGTGTTCCTTCTGTTGAATATCCTACACCCAAAAAGAATATTCAATTTACAGGAACTAAAATTTCTTTTGATGAGTTTGTTATTGAATTTTTGTTAGATGAAGATCTAACTAATTATAGAGAAATACAAACTTGGATTATTTCTCAAAGTGATTATTTGGATAAAAATTGGTATGGTAATTTGGAAAATATTAAATCTAATGGTTTATATTCGGACGCAACTTTACACATAACCAGTAATGCGTCAAACCCAAACTTAAAAATTAACTTCAAAAACATTTTTCCAATCTCACTTTCCTCTATTCAATTTTCTACGATTACAGATGATAGTTCTTATAAAACTGCTACTGCAACTTTTCAATATAGTTATTACGAAATAATAAAATTATAATTGACATAGTTATAATTTTATGGTATAATATTGATAATTATGACATACAAAGAAATTTTAAATAATTCTAAAAAAGATTACGAAATTCACATTGATGATTTAGTAAATGAACCTAATAATTCTGCCATGAGGCACATTAAGTATATTGAGTTATTTCTTAAACACAAAGAAGAACTTGATAAACTTGAAATACGACAAAAACTACTGGTAAGAAAATTATCAGAATATTATTCTGGTCAAGGTGATCCTGAAATTTATAAACAAAAAAAACCATTTTTATTAAAACTGAGAACAACGCAAATTGATTCTTATGTTAAATCTGATGAAGAATATATTGCATTAGAAAAAGAAATGAAAGAATGTGGTACACTAATTATGTCACTTGAACTGATTGTTGAAAAATTTAAATGGAGAGATAAGGCGATTGCTATTATGTTAGATTATGAAAAATTTATAAATGGAAGATAATACTTTATACATATCCAAATTAAATGAAAATCATATAAAAATTAATGCTGAATTGGGTATTCTATATGAACTAAATGAACATTTTACATTTTTAGTTCCCGGTCATACATTTACACCAGCCTTCAGAATGAAAACATGGGACGGTAAAATTCGTCTTTTTTCTCTTTTTGAAAAGAAAATATACTTAGGACTTTTCAAAAAAGTATTAGATTTTGCTAAAAAAAGAAAATATAATGTTGTTATTGAAAGTTTAGATTTAAAACAAAAAAATATTATAACAAACGAAGAGGTTGCAAAATTTGCAACCTCTTTGGATATTCCTAACATAACACCACATGATTATCAATTAAATGCTTTTATGCATTGTGTTAATAATCAGCGTGGTGTATTGCTGTCTCCAACTTCAAGTGGAAAATCATTAATCATTTATTTTATAACAAGATATTATCTATCATTAGGTAAAAAAATATTGGTTGTTGTTCCTACTACATCTTTAGTAGAACAAATGTTTGGAGATTTCCAATCATATACAAAAATACCTAAATGGTCAGAAGAGAATTGTCATCGTATTTATTCAGGTCATGAAAAAATCAATAATTCAAATCTTGTTATAAGTACTTGGCAGAGTATTTACAAATTAAATAAAAATTGGTTTAAAGATTTTGATGTAATAATTGGTGATGAATGTCACTTATTTTCAGCTAAATCTTTACAAGACATAATCTTAAAATGTGAAAAAGCATCAATTCGGATTGGTACTACTGGTACTTTGAATGGAACAAAAACACATGAATTAGTTTTAACTGGTTTATTTGGTCCTGTTGAAAAAGTTATTACAACAAAAGAATTAATAGATCAGAGAAAAATTAGTGACATTGTTATTAATTGTTGTATTTTGGAGTACAAAGAAGAAGAAAGAAAAATCGTTAGGAAGATGAAGTATTCCGAAGAAATAGATTATATTGTTGCCCATAAACAAAGAAATAATTTTATAGTTAACTTATCTCTTGATTGTAAAGGTAATACTTTAATATTGTATAATCTTGTAGATAAACATGGAAAAATTCTTTTTGAATTGATAAAAGAAAAAGTAAAAAACAAGAAAGTGTTTTTTGTTTCTGGAGAAATATCTGCTGAACACAGAGAACAAATACGATCAATAACAGAAAAAAATAATGATGTAATTATTGTTGCTTCTTATGGAACATTTTCTACAGGAGTATCTATTAAGAATTTACATAATGTAATATTCTCTTCTCCCAGTAAATCCAGAATAAGAAATCTACAGAGTATTGGAAGAGCGTTAAGAAAAAATCATAATAAAACCACTGCTATATTATTTGATGTAGCGGATGATTTTTCTTATAAAAAATATAAGAATTTTACTTTACAACACTTCATAGAACGTGTTAAAATATATAATGAGGAAAAATTTAAACACAAGGTATATCAGATAAAAATATGATTAGACAATTGAAATTAACGAATGGTGAAGATATTATTGCTGAGGTTGAAGAGTTGAAAATAGATGAAAATGTTTATACTCTTAAGTTAACCAATACACATAAAATTATGAGTATGGTTGATTCACATGGTAATTTAAAAATTGGATTCGTTTCGTGGTTTTTAGTTGAAGATGGTGATCAAATTATATTTTTGGTTCCAAGTCATGTTGTAGCATATAGTAATCCATCGAAATCAATTCTAACATATTACAACAAAACAGTCAATGGAGAAGACTCAGATATTAATGATATTATTACAACTGATACTATTCAATAAGGATTGAAGAATGAAAACTAAAAATTATGTTAATAACTCAAAGTTATTAGAAGATTTAAGTGAGTATAAAAAACAAGTATTAGAATCAAAACAAAATAATCAACCAAAACCAAAGCTACCTGATTATGTTGGTGAATGTATTCTTTTAATCAGTCAAAGATTATCTTTCCAGGGAAGATTTATTAATTATACTTTCAAGGAAGAAATGATTGGTGATGCAGTAGAAAATTGTTTATTGTACATTGACAATTTTGATCCTAATAAATCAAATAATCCATTTGCATATTTAACACAAATTATTAAGTTTGCTTTTATTAGAAGAATTCAAAAAGAAAGTAAACAAACTTATATTAAATATAAGCTTCTTCAGAAAATGGAGATTAATACTTTAGATACTCAAGAACATGATAATAAAGATTATAAAAATAATTATGTTGATTTCATGCAAGATAATATTGGTGATCTAATTAAGGACTTTGAAGAAAAAGAATTAAAAAAAAAGAAAAAACAAAAAAATGAGTTACTAAACTTAGGAGTATTGTTTGACTAATAAAGTTGCGATCATAGCAGATACACATTTTGGTGTTAGAAATAGCAATGTGTATTTTATGAAAAATATGGAAAAATTTTTCAATGAGATATTTTTCCCCTATCTCATCCAGCACAATATTGATACACTTATTCATTTAGGAGATGTGTTTGATAATAGAAAATGGATTAATATACATACTTTAAATCATTTCAAAGAAATATTCTTCAATAAATTAAGAGAATATGGTATTGACATGTATGTTTGTGTTGGTAATCATGATGTTTATTATAAAAACACTAATTCCGTAAATTCTTTACGTGGTTTATTGCTGGAATATAATAACCTACACTTGTATGATAATATAGCAACAGAAGTTAAAATTAAAGGAAAAGATTGTATTTTTATACCTTGGTTAACTGTTGATAATATTAAACAATCATATGAAGTTATTGCCAAAACAAAAACTAAAATTGGTTTTGGACATTTGGAAATAAGTGGTTACGAAATGCATAAAGGTGCATTTTGTGATCATGGGGAAGACAAAGATATTTATAAAAATTTTACTATGGTGTACACTGGACATTTCCATACAAAAAATTGTAGTGGAAATATTTCTTATTTAGGAACACCTTATGAAATGACATTTTCTGATTGTGGTGAAGAAAAAGGATTTCATATATTAGATCTAGATACTAATGAAATTGAATATATCACTAATCCACATAGAATGTTTTATAGAGCAATCTATGTTGAAGGTAACACATATTCAAAAGAATATTTTAATAAGTTTAGTTCCAGTTATGTTAAAGTTATTGTTAGTGAGGCAACTAATCCTAAAAAATTCAGTACGTTTTTAGATGCAATTTATGCCGTTGCTCCTCTAGATGTTACGGTTGTTGAAGAAAAGAAAATTGATTTACAGAACAATTCAATTGATGTAAAAATGTCTGAAGATACTTTAACAATCTTGAATGCATACGTTGATGATTTGGTATTAGATATGGATAAGAATAAATTAAAGAATATATTAAAAGAAATATATCTTGATGCGACCATTGAGGAAAAAGAATGACCACATTTGAAAATGTTAAATGGAAAAATTTTTTATCTACTGGTAATAATTACACAGAAATTAATTTAAATACCAAGAAAGTTGGTATTATTGTCGGAGGAAATGGTCAAGGTAAGTCAACATTACTTGATGCTATAACCTTTGGATTATTTGGAAGACCTTTTAGAAAAATCAATAAACCACAATTAGTAAATTCAATTAATCAGAATGATTGTATTGTTGAGATTAACTTTACTGTAAATAACAAAAAATATAAAGTTATTCGTGGACTAAAACCTAATGTATTCGAAATATATGATAATGATAATTTAATACCACAATTTGCTGATGCAAAAGATTATCAATCATTCCTAGAAGAACAAATCTTAAACTTTAATTTTAAGTCATTTATTCAAGTTGTTATATTGGGGACTGGTAATTACGTTCCTTTTATGCAATTATCTGCTGCTGATAGAAGATTTATTATTGAAGACTTGCTTGACATTCAAGTATTTTCAGCAATGAATATTGCATTAAAAATAAGAGTTGCTGAATTACATTCTGAGATGAATTTGGTTAATACAAATGTTGAGATTTTAAAAGAAAGAGCAAGAATTACCCAAAAACATATTAATGAACTTGAGCAGAATAGTGATAAAAAACTACTAGAACTCAAAGAAAATTATTCATCAAATACGAATAAAATTTCAGTACATGAAGATAACATAGAAAAACTAAAAGAAAAAATTAAACAATATAAATCTAAACTGAATCCATTAAAGTCATTAGAAAAGAAAAGTCTAGATTTCAATAAAATTATATCTAAACTTGAGTCTTTAATGTCTAAGATTGATTCTGACATTAAATTTTTTGATAAAAATATTTCTTGTCCAACATGTTCTCAGATTATTGATGAGACTTATAAGAATGACATTAAAAAAACTAAAAAAGAAAAACTGAAAGAATTAACCACTGGACATAATGAAGCTAAATCTGAGTTAAACAAAATAGAATTAAAGATAAAAGAATTAATGGAATATGCTGATGTTCTAACAGAAATAAATGATGAAATAAGACAAGAAAATAGTTATATATTAGCGTTATCTCAATACAATAATAAATTAGAATCTGATATACAGAATATAACTACCGAAAAAGAACAACCATTTAAGAAAGAAGAATTGCAACAAACCAAAAGTGAACTTGAAAATTGTCTTAAACAATTAATACAACTGCGAGACGATGAAAGTTATTATGAAGTAATTGGTAATATGTTAAAAGATACCGGAATTAAAACAAAGATTATAAACAATTATATTCCGGTTATCAATAAATTAATCAATAAGTATTTAGATATGCTTGACTTTTTTATTTCATTTGAGTTTGATGAGAACTTTAAAGAAAGTATGAAGTCACGGGGTAGAGACGATTTTAGTTATGAATCATTCTCAGAAGGCGAAAAAAATAAAATTGACTTGGCTATATTGTTTGCTTTTAGAGACATATCAAAGAAAAAGAACTCCACGAATACTAATTTATTGATATTCGATGAAGTTCTTGATGGTTCTCTTGATAGTGATGGTACAGAAAACTTCTTGAAAATACTGTTCAAAAATATAAAAGGATCAACTGTTTACATCATTTCACACAAAGAACAAGTTGTTGATAAATTCAATAGCGTTATTCGTTTCCAGAAAATCAAGAATTTTTCTCAGATTGTCTAAAATTACTAATCACCTGGAGCAACTGTTCTTTATAGTTGCTCCTTTTTTCAATATAAGGTATTGTTCCACCATAATCATCAACAATTATAATTGCTAATTGAGATATTTTAATGTTCGTTCTTTCCTCGAACATATAACTATAACAAGTTGCTTGGAGAAAATAACTAAGAATATCGTCTTTTTCTTTTATTCTTCTGCTGGTTTTAAAGTCGATAATAGATGGCTTTCCTTCGTATTCTGCAATACAATCAGTACGTCCTGCAATCTTTAGATAATTGCTGTACAAAGGCACTTCTAGGCCATATATGTTGTTTATCCTATTCAAATATGGTTTTAGCTGTAGGAACGTCATATTGGGCGTTACAGCTTCATTAAGAAGGTATTTTTCAGACATTGAATGAATCAATGTTCCTCTTTCATTAGCCTTCTTCAATACTCTTGCAGCTTCTTCTTCACCAACACGTTTTTTCCATTCTTCTATTCCAGTCTTATCCATTGTAGATAAAACTGTTGTGACCGAAGGATATAAATTGTTTTCTGGTGTTTTGTAGTATCTTTTTTGATTTATCGTTGTTTCTTCAATTTTAGGTAAATCAATAAATTTGTGAGTAAAATGTTTATTTTTCATATTATTGGGGAGGATAAATCCTCACATATTAAATTTCAAATGCTGAACCATATCCTAATTTTTTCTTTTCGATGATATAATCTTTAACAAGCGCACTTCTTACAATATCTTTTGTATCAAATTCAATAAAATCAAATATATTTATATTTTCTATAATCTTCATAAATTTAGGTAATCCAGTTAAATCATTCTTGTTTTTTAATAAGTCTGTTTGATCAATATCACCACAGAAAATAATTTTACAATTATTACCAACTCTACTAATAAGTGTATCACACTCAGTGAACGCATAATTCTGGCTTTCGTCAGCAATAACTATGCAATTATTTAGAGTTATTCCTCTTAGGAATGATGTTGAAATAAACTCAATATTACCTTTTGTTTTTAGAATGTTGTATGCATCACCACGTTGAAATAAATCATTACAAATAACTTGGTATGGTATCTCATACATAATCATTTTTTCTTTGGCTGTTCCGGGCAGAAAACCAATATCTCTTGATGGAACTGCTGATCGAATAATAACAATTTTTTTATATTCCTTTGAACAAAGGATTGTTTTTAAGGCAAGATATAAAGAAATAAAGGTTTTACCTGTACCAGCAACTCCATGTAAAAACAGGTTATATCCTTCGTTAAACGCATCAAAAACATCTTGTTGTGCTTGTGTTTTTGGATTGATGTTTTGTAGTCTTAATCCTTGAAATGATGTTGGATTTTCAATCGAAGCGTTATATTTTCTTTTTTTGTTTTGTGACATAGTTCTCCTATAATGAAGAAAAGCACAGATTTTCTCTGTGCTTTTTTAGAAAAGACTAATTGTAAGGGGAAAAATACCCATCATTAGTATTTATTCTTTAGCGTATTTTTGGGAACAGAATGCTTAATTCTGTCCAGAACACCTTCCTTAAAATCTTGTGGTACCTTTCTAACACCGATTCTCACGGGATCTGCAATCCGTAGTGTGTGTGCAATTCTTTCAATATCATTGTCACCACAAACGGGGCATTTTCCTTTTGTGTATTCTTCTAAATAATCATAAGAAACTCTTTTTTCATAGATTTCTTCTGTTGAAGAACATTTAAAATCATAAAATGGCATTATACTATATCCTCCGGTTCCATTAAATAGAACATAAAATCGTCTGTGTAATCAACTGACAATATATCATATTCTTGAATTTGTTTACTTGCAATTAAATTACTAATAGCAATTTTGATTGTTTTATCAATAATTCTTTTTAAATCTCTAGCACCATATTCTTTATTAATACTTTTAAGTAAAATATGTTCTTTACACATATCGGTAAATTGTATAAAGATATTTTGTTTTGTTTTATTCATTACTAAATCCTGTAGTATTGACAACTCAATATCAAGAATTTTAGCATAATCTGAATCTTTCAATTCATTAAAATGAATTATTTTATCTAATCTATTAATAAATTCTGGAGTAAACTTCTTTTTTACTTCTGTAAATGTGAATTTTTTAATATCTTCTGTTGATTTATTTTTTTCACCTTGAACATATCCTAAATCTCTTTTGTTCTTTAATTGTGATAATTTTTGAGCACCTATATTACTGGTCATGAATATAAATGTTGATGTCATATCAACTCTACTATTATCACCTAAAGTAATATAACCTTTATCAAGAATACCTAATAATAAATTCCATAAAGAGTCTGAAGATTTTTCAATCTCATCAAACAAAATAATTGAAAAGTTGTTTTTTTCTGTTTTATGTTGTTCTATATTCTTTGAAGATAAAATTGGATTTGTTTCTCTATGCCCTAAATATCCAGGAGGAGATCCAATCAGCTTTGATATTTCATGACTATGTTGAAATTCTCCACAATCAACTTTAATCATAGCTTTATCGGAACCGAAAATACTTTCGGCAAAAGATTCAATTAATCTAGTTTTTCCGGTTCCGGTTGGACCTACGATTAGCATATTTGATATTGGTTTGTTTTTTGTTATCAAGTTAGTTTTATATAGTTGATAAAACTCACAAATAGCTTCAATGCCTTCTGGTTGTCCAACTACTTTACTAGTTAATTTATCAGTTAATTCTTTAGTAAAGTTAGCTTTTATGTTTTTATCTAATAATTTCATATTAATAATTAATATTTAGATTGTGTAGATTGTGTATAGAATATGTGGTTTTGAATTTTAACAACTTTTTTTAATTTACTTGCCCACAATGGTTTGATATTTTCCTCATGAAAAAATAAACATCCTTTTGTTGGATCTTTTGTTAATTTGAAAATTTTTGCAGCATAAAGACTATCGGACCATCTTGCGTCTTTTATTATTTTAAGATTTTTATTTTTCGTCCACGAAAATTGATTTTTTTGATAAACCACTTCACAATATGTTTTTGGATATTTTGGGTTAATTTTTCTATTATGCGTTACCCAGGCGACCGCTAATTTTCCTTGCAAGGATTGATTTCCCGCTTCAAAGAAAATGTTCTTTGCCATACACATTGTTTCTTTATCAATTTTTTGAGCTGCCATTGGGAACACACATAACATCACTGTTACTATAATTCTTACTAGCATATTTTTAAAAATAAAAAAAGCGCAGAATCTGCGCCTATTAAGATTCTCCTTAATTTTTTTTTAATAATTAACAATATGATTTATATTTCTATTATATCACATATAAATTATATTGTCAAATTTATTAATGAAGTTTTTATTCTGTTTCCAGGAAAAAACTTCAAAAATACCCAGGCTATTTATTACTAAGCAGCCATTGCAAATACTTTCGTATCGGCATTTATAGTTTGCTCTTGTTTAACGTGAGTGCTTCACGAATAGATTCCCCTTCTCTCCTAAATGCTGTCGAATCTATTTCGTCCCCGCATGTTAAGTTGGTGGAGACGCCGGAGAACTGCCCTCCGGGTCCAACAAATAATCAATCCGGATCATTACCTATCAGATATATTTAGTCATGAATATGTTCTTCTACTGAGATTACTCCATCACTATATACTATAATTCTTGCATGATCTCCAAACATGATCTCTAGATCATCTTTACTGAAAAGATCTAGTACGTTGTGTAAATCTTTAACAGCAGAAACTAATTCTTGCATTGTAGCAAATCCATAATATTTAAACATTGGTGCGTTTAAATAATCCGATTCTAACCAGCTATCCAAATCGTAGACTTTGATGTATTCATCGTTAATATACATGTCATATTCATAATCTACATCAAACTCACAAATACTACCATCGTTGAAGTATGGTGTGTATTGCGTCCACGAAAATGATTTTAGATTAGAATTTTTCTCAAAAACATTCTTTGTTGTTTGAGAAAATAAATCCTCACCGAAATCCGCCACATTCTTCTTATACTCCGCTACGATTGTATTGTAGCGATCTTTCATTACCTTAAAATCTTCTAAATTCATAATATATTCTCCTAATCTACTAAAATGGTTTTTGTTTTAACTTTACTCGCAATCTTCTTGTGTGAAGAAGGTGCAGATTTTCTATCAGCATTCATCCAAGGAATATATTCCATCTCTTCCAAGTAATCAGAAGCAGAAGGAATAAAACGATTCCCAAAATCTTCTAGAATATGTTGCTCACCAATATCTCTGACGGAGACATCTCTATTATCAGAATTCTTTATATTAACACCAAAGATTCTTTCTAGGATAGTAGAAAGAAACCAAGAATTGTGGGTTAGTGTACGATGACGATTATCAGGCATTGCTCCTTTAGATGAATCCATTAATTGATGAATCTCTAGATAATCTTCAGGAATACCACCAAATTTTCTTACAGAAGAAACAGAATGTATCCAAGGTTTAGACATAATTAAATTTTCTCATTTTTATTATACCAGATGTTGATATGTTTGTCAAGAATCAGACCAAGAAACAATATTTCTAGTCATAATGACATTTCGTTATTTTCATCTTTTCAAAATTCAGATTTAGACTTGTGTATACTACAACAAGTCTTATACCAACCCCCAGTATACAACTCTCCAGGCGCACCACATTCTTCACAAGTAACAGAACTCATCTCTTCTGCCAACGCAATCAATTCATAAATTGTTGTATCGCCCCAATTAATATATACTCTCAAAGTTCCGAACTTTTCTTTTATTTGAACGAATTGAACTGGATTTTCAGGATCATTTTGAACTGGATTTTCAGGATCATTATCTTCCCAAGTATCATTTGCTTCCAGTACAACATTTTTATTCGATTTAATATATTTAGTAATCCTATTACACAACACATTCAAAATGCGGTACCAACCATCGCCGCATGTAATTCCCCACGCCATTGGACTTTGTTGTATACTCAGATCTTTCTGAGTAAAAAGTTTAGGATACTTATTGAAAAGTTTTTCTTGTAAATCTTTAGTCATAAACACAATATCTCTACTATCTTTTTATTATTTAAATTTATAAACCATTCTTTTGCATTTTTACTTTTACCTGAACGCATACTGTAAAAGAATGCGTGATATTTGGTATAATAATTCTTTTGAATATACAAAGCAAATTGCTTTTGATTCTCAAACCAAATATCACGTAAACCAAACCAATAAGCATTCAGCTCATTAATTTGGTCATTCCATGCGGTTTGAAAGACATCGTATTTCTTTTTAAGATCAGGAAAATAAGCAAATATTTCTGAATCTTCTCCAGTCTTTAATAGTTCAATCAATCTCTCGTCATTCAAAGAATCTTTTAGATAGTGTATTAAAACATACTTCTCAGACTTAACTTTAATGCGATTGAAATTTTTATCTACAAGAACAAAACCTTCTTGTTTAGAAGGATCTAATTCTCTAGAGGCAGTTAAAATATCATCAATTGTATTCAATTTAAAACTTCTTACAATTGGAAATAAATCTGAATGTTGCGATACAGGAAATTCTTTTCCGGTTTTATTTTGTCTAATTCCAATTAATGTAATTTCACCATCATTATCTATTTGATTCGTAACAACACGATTATACTTTGATGTTAGCTCAAACATATAAGTATTATTATGATTTAAATAAAATGTTGAATACATTTTACTGTTGAATATTTTTTTAAATAATTCAGCAAAGGTAAATGTTTCTTTTCCAACATTACCGGATGCATTAGGACTATTTTTTGTTGCTACATGCCAAGAATTCTTGTAAAAATATAAAATAATTAAAGAACCGTCTATTTTTTCTTGAGCAACCAATGAAGAAAAATCAAATTGATTATTTGATACAGTTTCTCCATAATTAAAAAATCTATCAAATGGTCTAGCAACTACTTCCCAATTATTATCCCTATCAAGAATAATACCACGACACTCTACTACCATTGGATGATCTTTTATTTTAGATGATTCAATCTGATCATATGTGAATTGATATAAATTTGGATATACTTTATGTTGTGAGGAATTAATACCGTAGACAGCAGTTAATTCTACACGATCATCATAGTTTTCTAACAACCATTTTTGTATTAAAAGTTGATTTTTCATAGATCAAATTTACACATGGATTCTGAATAATTATTCATACCCGAATAAGAACATCTTATTTTAATTTTGTAGTAAACATCTTCTTGTCTTATTTCTATAATAAACACAGAATCAATTGTTGATTTAGAACCAGATTTACAAATAGAATAAACATAAGATTTATTATAACCATCAGATAGAGATCTAGATCTTAAAAAATGTTTTTTATTAAATATATTCATTATTTTATAAATGGGGGGGAGTTTATCTCCCCCCATTACATAAAATACTACACCGCTAGGGTGTAATAAGAATCACGAGAACCATTTGGGCGAGTAACGTAGTTTGTAACAACATCTACTCCCTTGGAACGCATCTCATGAATACGAGCAGTTAGATTCATGACATCAAATCGACTAGCAGCGTTTGTACTGGTGATCTTTCTACCCCGACGCATCTCGTTTAGTAGAAGGAAATTCTGAGAACCCCTTTGGAAAGGATTCGTAGTTTGTGTATTCATATTTTTATAATTAACCTTTTGTTTTTAGATTGTGATCTTTTCAATCACTATACTTTGAGTATACTATATATTTACGTAACTGTCAAGAACTTTTTAATATTTTTGTTATTTTTGTTTTCTCTACTACTACTATAGTAGTATACTATTCTGTCAACGACACTTTTATTATAGCATAAAAAAACAAGTTTGTCAAGAGAAAAAAAAATATTTTTTAGCTTGACATTTTAATAGACATTCCATATAATAAAGGTATGATCAAAATAGAAGAAAAGCGAGAACGAATTCTGGACACGATTAATCCGTTTGGTTCAAGGGAACCTAAGTGGGATGTTCCTGTAGAAGATGAGTTCTTGAAGTTAGGATTTGCTTATAGTTGGTACAACTACAACGCATCACCATCTCAACACAAGAAATGGGTGATGGATTATTGCAACAAACACGTATCGGAAATCAATCAGGAAGCTCTTGATTCAGTTAATGAAAAAAGGTTTATTCCATACGGACCCACCGTTAGAATTTTTATGTTGGGTGGTCCGATTAAACAAACTTCACTAGAAAAACTGAACACAAAATTAAAAAATCTTGAGAAAGAACACATTCTTCTTTTCGAAGAAAAAATAAAAATAAACAAGATTAAGTCTTTTCTCAAAGAAGAAAAAGAAAAAGAATATAATTCAACTTTAATTTATGCTATTAACGATGAAATCCAAAATTTTATCAATAGCGAGCAAACCAAATTAAAGTTTGATTATAAACAGTGGATTGATACAAACAACGTGCCCAAAAAAGTTCACCTAAATATTATCAAAGAATGGAATTCTGTTAAAGAACAAATTCTTTCCAATGATCCTGTGTACATTGAAGCATATAGTCATATTTCAAGTGATAAAAAAATGAGCTTGATTGAATTTATCCAAGACATGAATTCAATTAATACCTCTTCAGTACCAGAAACTACCGTAATAAAACAAAGAGTAAAAAAACCAAAGTCTCCTCAAAAACAAGTTAAAAAATTAAAGTTCATGCAGTCATTTGATGAATTGAATATTAAGAGTATTAAACCAGAAAAAATTATAGACACCACAAATTTATTGGTGTATAATACACAATATAAAATTCTGTATAATTACATTGCAGAAAAAAATAAAACTTTTGAAGTCAAGGGTACTACGTTGTTGAATTTTGATGAAAATTCTTCTGTTGGAAAAAGATTAAGAAAACCTGAAGAAGTATTGACAATCATCACAAGTTCTGGTAAAATGGTATTCAAGAAGACATTTGAAAGTCTTAAAACTAAACCAATTAAACCCACCGGAAGGATAAACGAACACTGTATTTTGTTGAAGGCATTTTGATATATGAGTCATCTAACTAAAGAGCAAGAATACCTAATCATGAATGGTTGGGAGATTGCGTTAAACCGAAAAAAAGCAAATGGTAAAATTTGCAAAAGTCCTAATAATAAATTGAATGATGATATGTGTGAAAATTGGTATTCAATTGGAGAAGCACTAGATATTGAAAGAGTTGTTGATCCAGATGGATATACAAATTTTATTTTGTATGGTGATTACATTAGAAATTATGATTATGAGGATTAAATGCTTACTAGTGAAGAACTTGGTGTAGAAAGATTAAATGTTGGTGATATTGTTTATCGGTTTGATTGGAATAAACCGTTAGAGACACAAGTATGTGTTGGTCGGATTTCAGAAATTATTTCAACAAAAGAATTGCGAGAAGGATATTGCGTTGAAAATATAGAAGGTTATCATCCAATGATAGAGGATAATGATGTCTTCACAAGAATGGATATTTCTAAAATGGAACGGCAACCAAATTACGCTATGAAACTTCACATTAAGGATCTGAATGTTCTTCGTCGTAAGTTAAAGAAAAAATTAGGACTAGAGTAAAATGATTTTATTAGACTTTAATCAAGTCGCAATTTCAAGCTTATTTCAAAATATAAATATCAATAAATCGTCTGTAGTTACAGTTGAAGAAGATTTACTTCGACACATGATTCTAAATACAATTAGAAGCATTGTTCAATACAACAAAGCTGGATATGGTGAAATGATTATTTGTTGTGATAATAAAGTATATTGGAGAAAGGAATTTTTTCCACAATATAAAGCAAACAGAAAAAAAGATCGTGATAATTCTGGACTTGATTGGGAATCATTTTTCGTTTCCCTTAATAAAATTAAGTCTGAAATTATTAACTTTATGCCATATAAAGTAATTGATGTATATGGTGCAGAGGCAGATGATGTTATTGCTGTTCTAGTTAAACAATTTCATACAAAGGAAAAGATTCTTGTTGCTTCTGCTGACAAAGATTTAAGTCAGCTACAAAAATATAAAAACGTACATCAATTAAATCCAATTGCAAAAAAGAAAATTAAAATTGATGATCCAGAAAAGTTTCTTTATGAACACATCATTCGTGGTGATTCTGGTGATGGTATTCCAAACTTTTTATCAGAGGATGATACATTCATCACAGGAAAACGTCAGAAATCCATTACAACAGCAAAATTGAATACTTGGCTAAACCAGAAACCAGAAGATTATTGTGATGAAAAAATGATTGCGGGTTTCATCAGAAATCGCAAATTAATTGATTTTGAATATATTCCAGAAGTTATTAAAAATAATGTTATGGATTCATATAACAAAGAATTTGTGGTAGATAGAAATAAAATGTTTAATTACTTTGTTAGTGCTAAATTGAAAAATCTTATGGAAGATATTCAAGATTTTTAAAACAATATAAACACTGAGTTCCCACCCACAAGGATAATTATGACATTAATGTTATCAGAAGTTTTTGAATTAGTTGATAAACAAAACTCATTAGAAGATAAAAAGAATATCTTACTGAAAAGCAAATCACCCGCCCTACTCACAATTCTAAGATATGGACTAGACCAAAGAATCCAGTTTGACACAGAAATTCCATTGTATAAACCAGATACAAGTCCAGTTGGATTAAGTTATGGATCTTTACAAAAAGAATATAGACGTTTGTATATTTTCACAAAAAACTACACAAACGTTGGTATAAATAGAAAAAAGAATATTCTGGCACAAATACTAGAATCTATTAGTCCATCAGAAGCAAAGTTACTAGAAAATGTTTTAACAAAAACATTTAAGTTAAATGATGTAACAAATGAATTTCTGAATTGTATTTTTCCAGAATTAAATCTTCCGGCCTTGGTAAAAGAGAATCATGGAAAAGAAGAATTTGCACAAACAGCAGTTGAAGAACCAACTGAAAATGAAACCGGTAAAGTACAAAACAACAAAAAGAAAAGTAAAAAAATGGTTTAATATAATCAACCTAATATTTTTTGATGATTACTTACCATATTTTAATGATGTGGTAATTAAAAAATCAGAAGAACATTGGGGATTATGTGAAGGTGTTACAAAAGTATCTGATAAGTTTATTAGATTAGAGATATCAGATACTTTTCCCAATTTTTCTTTTTTTGTTAGCGTTTTGTCTCACGAAATGATACATGCTTATCAGTATTTGACAATAGGAAAAGTAAGTCATGCAAAAAGTTTTATACAGTGGGAAGATTTATTTTCAAGGTGTGGATTGGAGATTTTAAATTATGAAGAACTTGATTAATTTTGACGATTTAGTAAATGTTACAGATGAACACCTGGAACAACATAAGGAAGATGTTTTATGGTTTTTTATTGCAACAATCCTTAAACACTGCTTTCTTGCGGGATTATTTGTTTTTATGATTGTTTTTGGATCATTCTACGGATTTAGTTGGTGGATTATCTTATCAGCGGTAATGGTAGCACTAACACTTCTTACTACATTTTTTTATTATTTTTCTTTTCAGGTGCAAAATGTTGAATTGGAGATTGGAATTATAAAAAATTATCGACAGGAACAAATTCAAATTTTATCCGAAAGGGTAGAGTAAATTCTGTTCATAGTAATGTTTTGTTGGATTTTTACTTGTTGATTTTTGAAAGTCCAACATTCACCAGTCTCATCAATAAAAACCACCCACTCCAGATCATGTTCTTGAGAACGATCAATTAGGAAAAAAGCCCAACCTTTTCCTTTTGGTGTGATTAACGGAATGGGTGGATTTAGTTGGATCATTTTTTATTACTCAATATCTTTGGGTTGTTTTATGATATCTTTTTTATCTTTTATGTAATTACCATATTCGTAAATATAAGTATTTAAATCATAGTTTTCAAATTCTTTTTGTTTATTTTGAAGTTTTTTAACTTCATCTTTAGATAAGGGGGGTTTATCTTTACCTTTTCGTGCTAATAATTGTTTTATAAGAACAGAAAAACACTTTACAGCAGCAAAATAATATCTGTTTTCAAGTCTTACATTTAATATATTATTTTTCTGCTGTGAAGTGTTTTTACAACTTACCTTTATAAACAATGGTTTATTATTTATTTCTTTTAATACATTATTAGAATTTCCGTTAAATAATTGTTTCAAAATATTTTTCTTTTTAGATGAAACTAAACTACATAAAGCGTCTTCAACCTTATTTTTTGCATTTATGAAGTATTTGTTGTTTAATAAAGCAGGTAACGAATTAGTTAACGTAGTTAACGTTACCAATTCTGTTTCAATTGTATCTAATCGTAGGCTATTAATTTTTTCAAAAAAAATTGGTTTTGATATTGTATGTATCTCATTATTTGATATTTTAAAATTGATATATTCTTGATCTAAATTTTCATGTTCTTCAGCAACTTCAAAAAATAATTTTTTCAATAAAGGTTTCAATTTATCTTCTGAAAAATTTTTATCTTTAAATGACCCATCTAATAATCCTTGCTGAATTTTTTTATTCCAAGATGAGTCTGATAATTTTAAAGTTACAGAATATTTGTGATTCTTTTCTTCAGAATTATCAATTACAATTTCATCACCAACCTCATTTTTACGTTTATATTTAAATTTAACATTTAAATTAAATGTTAAATCTGCTTTTTTATAAATTGATATTGATTTTGTGTTAGAAGGAATATTAATACCAGTCATTTCTACAGTAAAAACTAATTCTTGCATTGTTTCATTAAGTAAATATTGATTAGCCATCTGTATAATGTCTTTTATTTGTCTCAATTTTGAAATATCAATATTTACAATTGAGTTATATTTGTTTTTATCTTTTTTGAAAAAATTTAAATCTTTAATTCTAGTTCTTGGGTTTAACTTTGCTTGAACTGTATCCTCAATTTCTTTACCATTAAATTCTAGTATATACTTTTTAGGCCCAGATGATATTATGTTGTTTAAACCAATTTTCTCAGGATTAAATTTATTTGAGGGGTTCGTAACATAGGGTGTGTCGGATTTTGTATATATATCCTTAGGAAACTTTTCTTGATTGTGTGGATTAAGTATGTGATATATTTTATGAGCTATTACAAGCTCCAAAAAATCACCATAAGTCTCTTCTTGTCTTGTCATCTAATTTCCCCTTAACAATCTTATACTAAATATTTATATCATAGCCTATGAAAAATGCTTTACAACAGTATCTACTTGATAAACAAACTAATTTCCAAGAAAAACACGATTTTCTAAATTCCAAAAGTGTAATGGTAAACACACATAACACATACGGTAAATTGCTTCAATTTACAACAATTGAAAATATATCAGAATCAAATCCAATCATTAATTGTTGTAATGGTTTTGTTGTTGACGTGGACACATCAGACTTTAAAACAATTGTAGCAACACCAAATCTACTTTTTAGAAACACCAAACTTTTCGGTAAAAAATTAAAATACGAAGAAAAAATTGATGGTACAACAGTTCATCTTTGGTATTATAAAAATAGATGGAACTTATCAACAAAATATGACATGAACGACGAACAAATTGAAAAACTATTCTTTAAGTATTTTCATAAAAAATATATAAACTTACTTGATAAATGTTATACCTATACATTTGAATTGTGTTCTCCATTTACAAATAAGATAGTTAATTATAAAACAATTAAATTATACTTTATCACCGCAATTAATAACAATACTTTAGAAGAAGTACAATTAAAAGAATTTAAAGATTTTCTTCCAAACACATACAAATTTAAATCAATAGAAGAAGCAATAGAATTTACAAACAATCAAGACCCAAGAAAGTTTGAAGGTTTAATTGTATCCGATATAAAAAATAATAAACTAAAAATCAAAAACAAACAATTCCTTAATCTTCAGACATTCAAAAATAGTTTTGATTTTCGTAAAATAGTAACTATTGCTTTAACTGGTGATGATTACAACATTTCAGAATTTCCTGAAATTTTTGATATTTATACTAAAACCAAAGGTTTAATAAACGATATTTGTTCAAAATACGATAAAATATACGAATTAGCTAAAAAAACAACAACAAACAAAAAAGATTTTATTAAGGAAGTATTAAAATATACAACGTTCACAACACCATTATTTGAAATGTATAATAAGAAAATAAAAAATATGTATGAATACATCGTGAATATGAATCCAGATAAATTAATCTTGATGATGAAAAATGGTGAAATTTAAAGTATTATAAATAGTTTCAGTGTATATTTGAAGATTAGCATAAGTAAACCTCCAGCGGAGTGGAATGTTCCACTCCGCTTTTTATTGACATTTCTCTTGTAGTGTGATACGATAATATCATGACTGTTAACTTTGGCTATTGCTGTCTTAATACACAACTTTCTGGCGATGGTGTTACAACCAATCGCACCATGCGTGAGGCTACATACAATCAACGTGGTATTGAGTATGCTTCAGAACTTGCTTACAAAAATACCAATGACCTTATTCAAATCATGTTATGGAATCAACGCAATAACATCAAGTTGTTTCGTGTTAGTTCTGACATGTTTCCCTGGCATTCCAAATATAAACTTGTTGATCTTCCAGATTATCCAGAAATCCATTACAATCTTGTTGTTGCTGGTGATATTGCTCGACGTGCAAACATTCGTGTAACCGCACATCCCGATCATTTTGTTAAACTTGGTTCCGACAAGCAAAACGTTGTTAACAACGCTATTCATGATCTACATCATCATGACGAAATTTTCACCATGATGAATTTTCCTGCTAATCACTACAATTGTCTTAACATTCATGTTGGTATGAATTATTCTGCTAAAATTATTGACAATTTCATTTCTAACTTTCACAGACTTAATAATACTACTCAGCAACGTCTTGTTGTTGAGAATGACGACAAATCCGCACAATTTTCGGTACAACAATTATATGACAACATTTACAAGCAAATCAATCTTCCTATCACCTTTGATTATTTCCATCACATCTTTCATCCAAGTTCTCTTTCAGAACATGATGCATTTAATCTTGCCTATTCTACTTGGGACACTACACCAGTATTTCATTACAGTGAATCCAAGTCTATTCATGAAAACATTCAGTGTAATCCTAGAGCACATTCTGACTTTGCAACTTCTATTGTCAACACATACAACAAAGATATTGACATTGATCTAGAACTCAAAGCTAAGGAAGTTGCTCTTCAGAAATATCTTGCATTGTACAACAATAAAGTTGACAATGCTTTTGCTGTATGATATAATTAGAATGTGATTAATCCAGTCAAGATATTTAATGTTCTAAAAGAAGTTGCAATTGCAACCGACAAAGTTGCTGGTGCTAAAATTGCAGCAGCAGTTGTCTACAAAAACAAGATTATTAGTGTTGGAGTAAATTCAACTAAATCTTCTCCTCTTCAGAAAAGATATTCCAGGAATCGAGAATCTATATATCTTCATGCTGAAATTGCAGCAATTAAAAATGCGTTACGTCATGTTGAGGTAGATAATCTTAAAAATTGTTATTTGTTTATTTGTAGAGTTAAAAATTCAAATAACAAAATGGTTTTTGGATTATCTAAACCATGTGAGGGTTGCACAAGAGCAATTGTTGAGTTTAATTTTAAGAAAGTTTATTTTACAATTGAGAATGGATATCATATAATGTAATTGAGGATAACATGATTATAAATTACGGACTTATTATTAATGATAAAATGATTTTGTGTGCCAGTAAAGAATATAATCATTTTAAATGTGAAATTTCAGAAATTGGAATGCAAATTGCAGAAGATTATATCTTGTTTAAGAATATGACTGATCAATATGGTCATGTTACTTACCTTGAATTACCCAGACAAACTACATTTATGGATACTTGTTTTTTAACACAAGTTCAATCGTGGATTGATCAATATCTTGACAGTAAAGAAGGTGTTTCTTCAATTTGGAGTGAGTTGCACTTAGAAGATTTTTCGGAATAGTATGGTAGATAATATTTTAAATATAATTCTTAAAAAATATAAGAAAAGATGCGGCGACTGGTGGTTAAGCAATCTCATCGGGTCTAAGATTGGGTGTACTTGAGAATTTTAAATTATGAAAACAGGGATTTATTTTAAATAGGAATTTTTTATGGAAATGTATGATGAAATTGTAGTAAATTTTCTAGGAAACAATGTTTACCAGACAAAATCTTTTGACCGCATTCTAACAAGATATAATATTGATAGTGAAGGATATCTTAAGTATATATTTTACGGAAAGGGATTATGTAATTTAGAACAAATTGTGTCGCAAACAATATATTTTTATTCTATTGATGAAGATTATAAAGCAGTCATTGAAAATAATCGTATGGTAGAATTGATGAAATATGAATATGATTCCGATTTAGATTTTTGGATGTGGAAAAGTGTTGATCTGCAATATTTAGTACCATAAAATTATGAAGAAACGTGCGTTATGAAAGAAAATTGTTTCTGGGTCTGGATTTCGGTCTAAGAATTATTCTGGGTCTGAGTCTTGGTCTAGGTTTTGTACTTGATAACAAGTTAACTTAGGAATTTAGATGAATCTAACGGTAGAACAAACTATTTACGTTTATGAAAAAATAAAATCTGCGTATCCTGATGATATCCGAAGAATTGATGATTATTTTCTTTCAAAGAAAAAACAAAGAATGGATAAAATAGGAGATCCAATATTAGGTGAATCCTTAACAGATTATTTTTTTAGTGATTATTCAATTAATCCCGAAGACATGGATTTTACAATAGATATAAATCCAAATGAAGTATTATTCAAGAACTTGCTTGAAATAACGTCTTCACATAGTATTAATAATAGTCCAGGAAGAAAAATTAAATTTTTCGTGAAAGAAAAAAACACCAAAAAAATTGTTGGCTTTGTTCAATTAGGATCACCTATTTTAAACAACAAACCCAGAAATTTATGGTTAGGTAAAACACCCAACTTGAAAATTTATAATCACCGCTCCATAACGTAAAAGATGTTTTGCTTGGCAACACAGATATTTTAGTTAAAAGTAAAGAAAACTACGATAAATTT